TTACATATCTTTACATTAGACCGATTTAAACGGCCTCAGAGCGATTATTTCAGTTCAGGCTACCTACCCCTTGGAAAATGTTATCCACACCAGTAGTGGTGCTTATCCACAGATTCAACTCTTATATAAGACTGACAACCTGTGGATAACCCTGGCACAGACCTTGCATGGTACTGTATAGCTGTACAGTATAGGGTAAACCCCTAGTACCCTTAAGAGCCACCTACACCGCCCCTCACACCTGCCCAATTGAGAATGATTCTCATTTAAGTTTCATGCACTTTTGTTGCACTGCAACATACTAATGACCCGCTGGTCAGTAACCTTATTGAGAATCCATTATCATTAGCGTTAGTGAGTACTTGCTAGCACTCTAGTGACGTGAGTGCTAACTAACTTAGTTACTTACTGACCAGTCAGTCATTAGTGACGCTAGTGAGTACTTACATAGGGGGGGAGGGGTGTGGCTCTGGTGTTTACTTTTGCGGATACCTCTAGCGTTCACAAAAAAGTAAAACTAGACCCTAAAAGTAACTAAATAGTACATTTAATTAGGGACAGATGAGATCACGTAAGTTATTGAAAGATAAAGACAATTAGCTACAGAAGACATAATTTAACATAATATTGTAAAAGGAGACCTTTAAAGGGCAGACGTGCACCCTGGAAGGGGACTATAAAGTGAAGTTCGATTAAGTAAAAAGACAATAAATCTTAATCTTTTGTCATAAAAAGCTTGACAAGTGCACAAAAGTATGCTAAAGTATCTTTAGAGTATACTTTAGAGCTTTAATGTATACTTTAATGTACTCTAATGCGTTAAAGTAACTTTAATGTTAAATATTAATTATTAATAAATATATAAGATATACATTAAAGTACATTAAAGATATAAGGTACTCTAAGATTTTTGTCTAAACAACCATGTCCCAAAGGATAAACATGGAAACAGAACCGAAGAAACGTGGTCGTGGAAGACCCAAGAAGGGAGAGATTGTCGCCCTTAAGAAAAAGAATACTGGTGTTGTAGGTCGTCCCAAGGGTGATACGGCTATCATCAATGAGTACAAACTCAGGATGCTTAATTCACCTAAGAGCGCAAAGGTGCTTGAGGCCATTTATGATGCTGCTTTGGATAATGAACATAAGAACCAAGCTGCTGCATGGAAGTTGATTGTCGATCGTATTGTGCCTGTCTCAGCTTTTGAGGCTTCAAAGCAGGGTGGTAGTACCCCAAGTATCAGTATCAACATTTCTGGTCTCCAAAGCCCTTCTGTGGGCCTTGATGAGCCGATTGAGGTGGTAGAGGACGTGACTGACGTGGAAATTAAGGATTACCATGACCAGCCTTAACTTCCAACTTTTACGGTGGCAACAAGAGGTCTTTGGGTCTAAGAAGCGATTTAAGGTTGTAGCGGCAGGTCGTCGATGTGGTAAGTCCAGGTTGTCTGCTGTTACCTTGTTGATTGAGGGTTTGAATTGTCCTGACGGTTCTGCGGTGATGTATATCGCTCCAACGCTGGGACAGGCTAGGTCGATTATCTGGGATTTACTACATGAGCTGGGCAGACCAGTGATTAAGTCCAGTCACGTGAACAACCTCGAAATCACGTTGATAAACGGACGAAAGATACTGGTTCGGGGCGCTGATAACCCAGACTCTTTGCGTGGTATGTCTCTGACTTATGTGGTCCTAGACGAGTGTGCATTCGTTAAGCAGGATGTCTGGGAAAAGATTATCCGAGCTTCTTTGTCTGACAAGAAGGGTAGAGCATTGTTTATTTCTACTCCCTCTGGCAGGAACTGGTTTTATGACGTGTTCCAGTTAGGTCAGACGGAAGATGAAGAGTGGAAGAGTTGGCACTTTACCACCAAGGACAATGAAACCATTGATCCGAAGGAAATTGAGGCTGCTCAGAAGACTCTCAGCTCTTTTGCTTTTAAGCAGGAATATCTGAGTTCCTTTGATACCGCAGGAGCTGACGTATTCAAGGAAGAATGGTTTAAGGAAGCAAAGGAGCCTCAGTTTGGGGCTTACTATGTTGCAGTGGACTTGGCTGGGTTTGAGGATGTGGCTAAGAATGCTGGAGCATCCAAGAAGCGATTAGATGAGACTGCTATTGCTATTGTTAAGCTTTTGGATAATGGTGATTGGTGGGTACACAGCATTGAGCATGGCAGATGGGACATTAGGCAGACTGCTGTCAATATTCTGAAGACCATCAGGGATTTCCAACCGAGTGCTATCGGTATTGAGCGAGGAGCATTGAAGAATGCTGTCTTACCTTATTTAAACGACTTGATGAGGAAGAATAACATCTATGCCCATATACATGATCTTACTCACGGTAACAAAAAGAAAGTGGACAGAGTTATCTGGTCACTGCAAGGTCGCTTGGAGCATGGTAGAATCACATTTAATGAGAATGAAGATTGGACTGAGTTTAGGGATCAACTCGTCATGTTCCCTACCAATGGCGTGCATGATGACCTAGTGGATGCTTTGAGTTATGTGGATCAGCTTGCGGTTGCTAACTACAACGCTGATTATGAGGAAGATGAGTTTGAGATTCTTGACCCAATAGCAGGATACTGATTATGAAACAAGGACTGTACGCAAACATCAACGCCAAGCGTAAGCGCATCGAAGCTGGTTCGGGGGAGAAGATGAGGAAACCTGGAAGCAAAGGTGCTCCCACGGCTCAGGACTTCAAGGACTCTGCCAAGACCGCCAAGAAGGGAAAGAAAAAGAATGGCTACTGATTCAAGGCTTGCTCGTGCTGGTGTTAGTGGTTACAACAAACCAAAGAGAACACCAAACCATCCTACAAAAAGTCACATTGTTGTGGCTAAGGATGGCGATGAAATTAAAACAATTCGCTTTGGGCAGCAAGGTGTACAAGGTTCTCCTGAAGGATCGGCCCGTAACAAGTCTTTCAAGGCTCGACACGCACAGAATATCGCCAAAGGGAAGATGTCTGCGGCGTGGTGGGCTGACCGCGTGAAGTGGGGCGGTAAATAATGCCGTTTCCTTTAGAAGTTCCTGATACGGTTTTTAAAAACGAAAACAATCGATGGGTTCGTTATTGTCCCCAGTGTAATAATCAAATAACGCATCTGCGCAGAAATTATTGCATTGGCGCTCATAATATAGAACAACCTTGTAAGGCTTGTAGTAATAAAACTAATAAAGCCTCGGGAATGGTCGGTGCAGTTCGTCTTGCTTGGTATGAATCTTTTTCAAAAAGTGCTCTTGTACGGGGATACTCTTGGGATTTAACACCTGAACAGATTAATGAATTGTATGAAGAACAGAATGAAGTTTGTGCTCTTTCTGGACTGTCAATCGGCTGGAGTAAAATAGGATGGGATCACACAGCGTCTATTGATCGTATTAATAACAATGAAGGATATTTTTTAGAAAACATCCAGCTTGTACATAAAAAGATAAATATGATGCGTGGCACTCTTTCTGTAGAAGAATTTACAGAACTATGCGCTGCGGTTGCTGACAAAGTTAAATGGTAAGGAAACAAATGGAAAACAACCAATTTGAAGAACCGACAGAGTCCGATAAGGAGCTGGTATCTTTTGTGACGGATCACGTTACTCGTTGGCGTGATTATCGGGATACGAACTTCTTGGATGCTTGGCTTGAGTATGAGCGTATCTTCCGTGGTCAATGGGCTTCTGAGGATAAAACCCGTGATTCAGAGCGTAGTCGTATCATTTCCCCTGCCACGCAGCAGGCGGTAGAGACTCGTCATGCTGAGATCATGGAAGCTATCTTTGGTCAAGGTGAGTTCTTTGACATTGAGGATGACATCAAGGATGTGGATGGTAATCCATTTGATGTGGAAGCAATCAAGAATCTGTTGATGGAAGACTTCAAGAAAGACAAGATAATCAAGGCTGTGGATTCTATTGAACTCATGGCAGAGATCTACGGCACAGGCATTGGCGAGATCATCGTCAAGGATGAAAAAGAGTTCACGCCTGCCACTCAGATGATTCCTGGTGTTGCTGGAGCTGCTGCGATTGGGGTTAAGGAGACTGACCGTATTGCAGTTAAACTAAAGCCTGTTAACCCTAAGAACTTCTTGATTGACCCCAACGCTGACAGCATTGAAGAGGCTTTGGGCGTTGCTATTGAGAAGTATGTGTCTATCCACAACGTGGTTAAGAACATGGAGAATGGAACCTATCGTAAGGTTGACATTCAAGGCTCAGGTGATGATCCTGATCTGGATCCTACGCAAGAGGTTCAGCAATACCAAGATGACAAGGTTAAGCTGTTGACCTATTATGGCTTGGTTCCTCGTGAGTATCTGGAAGGTTTGGAGAATGACGGTGAAGAGGTTGAAGACCTGTTCCCTGAAGAGTCTGTGGCTGATGAGTATTCCGATCTGGTTGAAGCCATCATTGTTATTGCTAACGACAGCCAGTTGCTAAAAGCTGAAGCGAATCCTTACATGATGAAGGATCGTCCTGTGATTGCCTATCAGGATGACACGGTTCCTGGTCGCTTCTGGGGCCGTGGTACGGTTGAGAAGGCCTACAATATGCAAAAGGCTGTTGATGGTCAGCTCCGTGCTCATATGGACTCTTTGGCCCTTACAACGGCTCCCATGATTGCCATGGATGCCACCCGTATGCCTCGTGGCGCTAAGTTTGAGATCAAGCCTGGTAAGGCTCTTCTCACCAACGGTACTCCTAGCGAGATTCTGTTTCCGTTCCACTTCGGTCAAACGGACAATAATGCAGCAGCAGCGGCTCAGAACTTTGAGCGTATGCTTTTGCAAGCAACTGGTACTGTGGATTCAGCAGGCATGCCGTCTAATGTTCCGAGGGACGCTGGAGCTGGTGGCATGTCGATGGTTATGGCAGGCATCATCAAGAAGTACAAGCGTACCTTGACGAACTTCCAAGAAGATTTCTTGATTCCTTTCATTAACAAGGCTGCATTCCGTTATATGCAGTTTGATCCTGAGCGTTATCCGTCTGTGGATATGACGTTTGTTCCTACTGCTACGCTGGGTATCATGGCCCGTGAGTACGAACAACAACAGTTTATTGGATTGTTGCAGACCCTTGGCCCTGACACGCCTGTGTTGCCTGTGATCCTGAAGGGTATCTTGCAGAACAGCTCTCTGTCGAATCGTGCTGAACTGATGCAAATGTTGGAGCAGATGAGCCAACCCAATCCTGAGGCACAGCAGGCAGCATTGATGCAGCAGCAGGCTCAGATGCAGCTTGTACAGGCTCAGGTGGCTGAGTTGCAGTCCAAGGCTGCTAAGCAGGCTGCTGAGGCTCAGAAGGCCTCTGTAGAGGCTCAGTTGGCTCCTCAAGAGGCTCAGGCTAAGGTTGTGGCTGCTTTGAGCACTAACTTGCAGGATAACGCAGAGTCTAAGGACTTTGAGCGTAGGGTCAAGATTGCTGAATTGAGCTTGAAAGAGAAGGAAATTAACCAGAATTTGGAGGTTGTGAAGCTTCAGACCGCTGGTGGTGTTAAGTACGCCCGTAAAGACATGGAACTGTTGAAGAAAGCAGAAGGTAGCCTATGACGCTAAATGACATTATCAATACGGATGCCTCAGAAGAGGCTAAATTGACCGCAATGGCAATGATTCTCAACAAGATGTTGAACTCTATTGAGACTCGGTTGAACGAAGTTGAGATCACTGCTGGCCCTAAAGGAGATAAGGGCGACAAAGGCGATAAAGGAGATCCTGGGATTCCAGGTAAAGACGGTCGTCAAGGGGTGGATGGACGGCCTGGACGAGACGGACGAGACGGTGTAGACGGTAAAGACGGCCCTCAGGGTATCTCTGTTGTTGATGCTCGTGTGGACTTTGACGGCAAACTGCTGCTAACTCTCTCTAACGGTGCTGAAATTGACGCAGGTGAGATCATTATCCCTGAAAATAACCAGATTGCGGTGACAAACTACAACGCTTCTGTGTACAAGAACTACACTGCCTCGGTTTTGAGCATTACTGGCTACGTTGAAGTCCAGGATGAAAAAGGAATTGCACGAAAGTTAGCAGTTGTTGAATAAAAATGCTTGACAAAGTACACTTTTTAGTGTACACTACGTTATTATTAATACATAGGTTCTCCTAATGGATAAAGAACTACAGATTTACTACGAAGAACAGTTTTCGATGATGTCCACCAAAGGGTGGGCTGATTTGTTAGAGGATTTCCAGAAGTTAAAGTCCAATTTAAACGATTTATCTACTGTCGCTGATGCTCAACAGCTTTTTTACCGTCAAGGACAGTTAGACATGCTTAATTTGGTACTGCAACGTAAGGAAATGTGTGAGAAAGTCTACGAGGAGCTTGAAGATGAAAAGAATCTTTGAGTTCATGTGTGACGATGCTCACATTTCGGAGGCATTGGTTGATGATAGTGTCCGAGCATGGCCTTGTGTCCATTGCTCACAAGATGCTTCTCGCATTATCTCCAAACCCAGAGTCAAGTTAGAGGGATTGTCAGGTGATTTCCCTACTGCCTATGACGCTTGGGAGCGTAAGAGAGCTGAGAAATTGGCGATTGAGCGCAAACAAAACGGAACAGAAGACTTTGCTTAAGTCCGTTCCATTCTAAAAATTACTCCTAGAACCGTTAATTCGGCAGGAAAGAGGTGGGTATGGCATTATTTGACGATGAAATCGAGCAGCCTAGTGAATTCGAGGCTGAAGAACAGAAACAACAAGCTGCTGAGGTAAAACAAGAGGCAGCACCAGAGCAAGAAGCTCCCAAGATTCCCGAGAAATATGCGGGCAAGAGTCTTGATGAGATTATTAAGATGCACCAAGAGGCTGAAAAGCTTATTGGTAGGCAGGCTCAGGAGGTTGGAGAGGTTCGGAAGCTTGCAGACGAATTGATTAAGCAACAACTTGAGAGTAAGACACCAGAGCCTACTGTAAATGAAACTGAGATAGATTTCTTTGAGAATCCTCAGAAGGCTATTCAGAAGTCAGTTGAGACACATCCAGACGTTGTTGCAGCTAAACAAGCTGCTTCTGAGTTTAAACGGATGCAAGTTCAACAGAAGCTGGCGCAGAAGCATCCTGACTTTGGAAACATTGTTCAAGATGCAGAGTTTGCTGATTGGGTTAAATCTAGCCCTGTTCGCATTGGACTTTATGCTAAGGCTGATGGTGAGTTTGATTTCGATGCTGCTGATGAGTTGCTTTCTACATTCAAGCAGATCAAGGGCGTAAAAAACAGACAAGTAGAGGAAGCAGGTGAGGAAACTCGCAAGCAGAACTTGAAAGCTGCCGCTGTTGATGTGAGTGGAACTGGAGAATCAAGTAAAAAAGTCTATCGCCGTGCCGACCTGATCCGGCTACAGCTAACCGACCCTGACCGTTATCAGCAACTACAGCCTGAAATCTTCAAGGCTTATGCTGAGGGGCGGGTCAAATAAACAATTAACTTTTCAAGGAAACTTTTAAAATGGCAACTACTTTTGCAGGCACTAATGCCGTAACGACTACTTCTGCAGCTAACTTCATTCCTGAAATTTGGAGTGATGAAATTGTTGCAGCGTATAAGAAAAACCTGGTGATGGCGAACCTGGTTAAGAAGATGAACTTCCGTGGCAAGAAGGGTGACACTGTTCACATTCCCGCTCCTGCCCGTGGCTCTGCTTCTGCCAAGGTTGCGGCTAACACCGTGACGTTGATTGCTGAGAGCAACAGCGAGATTCAAGTGGCGATTACCAACCACTACGAATATTCGCGTTTGATCGAGGACATCGTGGAAGCTCAAGCTCTGTCGAGCCTGCGCGGTTTCTACACGGAAGACGCTGGCTATGCTTTGGCTAAGCAAGTTGACTCCAGCCTGATTCAGTTGGGTCGTGGCGCTAACGCTGGTAACGCCGCTAACCAGCAATACGCTGGTGGCTTGATTGGTTCTACCGGTGCTGCTTACACCTACAGCTCGTCTAACGCTGCTGCTATCGCTGACCAGGGTATCCGTAAGGCTATCCAAGTGTTGGATGATAACGATGTGCCGATGGACGGTCGTTCTTTGGTTGTTCCTCCTGTTGCTCGTAACAGCATGTTGGGTATCGCTCGTTTCACCGAGCAAGCCTATCGTGGCAATGGCAACACCTTGGTGAACGGCGAGTTCGGTGACATCTATGGCGTGAAGGTCTATGTGTCCACCAACTGCGATACCACTGCTGCTGCAACCCCTGACAAGGTGGCTCTGTTGTTCCAGCGTGACTTTGCTGTGTTGGTTGAGCAGCTGGGTGTTCGTACCCAGACGCAGTACAAGCAAGAATTCCTTGCTAACCTGCTGACCGCTGACACGCTGTATGGCGTGGCTGAGATGCGTGACAAGAACTGCGTCCCGCTGATCGTGCTGGCTTAATAACTATAACTCGTTAAGAGCTTGCACCCCTAAGGCTCCATCTCAAAAGGATGGAGTCCTTTTTAAAGAGCCCTACGGGGCTTTTCAGAAAGGATAGATGATGGCAACATTCAAGATGATTGACAATGACGATCCTAACCGTTATGCGGTTGTGGTCGAAGAGGGAGACATTCGTAGCTTTATGAACAATCCTGAGTGGGTATTGGTTCCTGAGGTTCCTGTCGAGGAGGCTCCTAAGAAGGCTTCTAAGGCCAAGAAAGAAGAACAGTAATGTTTACTTACCCGTCAGTTTACATTACGTTGCCCAATGGCGCTACCGCAATGGTGGCGTGGGAAATCACAAGCGTGGCGGGCTTGCAAGCATGGATTGATTACATTCCTGTAACGATCACTCAATCCACTACTGCTGCTAAGCAGAACACCTTTGACTATGATGGTGCTATCAGTGCTAAGCTGATGGGGGATGTTACTGGTTTGATTGCTGGAACTGATTACATCAAGGTGTATCAGGTAACGTCTGGTACTCCTTGGATTGACTATATTCCTTTGTATGACTACCAATCCGGTAGCGTAAACAACTTGTTGCTTGAGAGTGGGGATGACTTCCTGCTTGAAGAAGGTTCACTAATTCTCCTAGAGGGCTAATATGGCTGACACTAAAATATCGGGTTTAACAGCCCTTACAGGGGCTAACACAGCCTCTGGTGACTTGTTGACTATTGTGGACATTAGCGATACCACAATGGCTGCTACGGGCACTAACAAGAATATTACGTTAACTGAGCTTCAGAGTGCTCCTGTGTCTGCTGGCACAGCCAACGGAGTAGCGTACCTCAACGGCTCCAAGGTAGTCACCACTGGTTCTGCTCTGGTCTTTAATGGTACTAATTTAAGTGTTGGAACAACTGCTTTGTCAGGCGGTAAATTTTCTACCATTGCTGACTTAACTGCGGTAAACGGAGTTGTAATTCGCGATAGCGCAACAGCCTATGCAAACAATGACAACTATGTTTTGTTGCAAAACAGCACAGGGTCTACTGCGGGTGGATTGACTCACCCTGCATCGCAAAGCCTTGGTATTTGGGGATTTGACGATATTCGATTTGTCCAAGGGTCTGGATCAACAGAGCAAATGCGCCTAACCAGCACAGGGCTAGGTATTGGTACTACAAGTCCTGCTGTGAATTTAGATGTGAGTTCTAGCACCGGAACTGAAATTATCACACGCAGAAACGGTGGAAGAACAGTCAATACCTATGCTGACGGTGTTAACGCAATTCTTGCTTATAGTACAGGCGCATTAAGAATTGGCGAAACTACCAGTACTGTTGGAGCAAACTTTACAGAACGCGCTCGTATAGACTCCTCCGGTAACTTGTTAGTGGGGACTACGAGTGCTATTGGAAGGACTGGTATTAGTGGTCAACTTGCAATATCTGCCGCTTCTGGCAGAGATGCAGGTTATTTTTTGCAAACTACAAATAGCCAATTTGCAATTACCAGTCATGTAAATACTACAACCGGAACTCGTTATCATGTTGGTTTTGGTGATGGAACAACATGGACTGAAAGAGGAACTATTTCTACAAACGGGTCTGCAACTTCCTACAATACATCTTCTGATTACAGACTTAAAAACATTACAGGGCCAATTACTAATAGCGGAGCATACATTGATAGCTTGAATCCTGTTGAAGGTACTTGGAAAGAAAATGGTTCTGTTTTTGTTGGTTTGATTGCTCACGAAGTTCAGGAAGTTTCCAGAACCAGCATAGCCACCGGAGAAAAAGACGGTGAAAAAATGCAAAGCATGGATTACTCAAGTGCTGAAATCATCGCCAACCTGATCGCAGAAGTGAAATCCCTCCGTGCCCGTGTGGCAGCTCTAGAATCTTAAAAGGAAAAACCATGACTATCACCTGGACAATCACTAATCTCGACCGCCGTACCTCTGACGGTTTCGTAACCACTGCTCACTGGACTGCTTCCGCAGTAGATGGAGACTTCTCTGCCTCTATCTATTCCACCTGCGGTTGGACAGAAGGGACTCCTGCGGTTCCTTATGATTCACTGACTCCTGAAGCTGTTCTGGCCTGGGTGTGGGCCTCTGGCGTGGACAAAGCAGCCACTGAAGCTGCCTTGGCTGCACAGATTGCCGCACAGAAGAATCCTGTCACTGCTACTGGACTTCCTTGGTAATCTGTGGTATGCTCCTGTTTTAACTTTAAGGAGCTACTATGATTAACCTTTCTTTTGAACTCAGCGAAATCCAACACTTGTTAAGCCTCCTCGGTAATCTCCCCACGCACACAGGTGCTTATCCTTTAGCGGTGAAGATTAAAGAACAAGCAGAGGCTCAACTCCCTGCACAAGAACAACCACAAGAGAGCTAAATGGAAGACATAAGCCATAAAGAAATCTATGATCGCCTTGTTCAGGTTGAACAGAAGGTGGACAAGATTGATTCCAACACCAAAGATATGGTCAATGCCTTTAATGCTGCCTCCGGTGCATTTACGGTGTTGGAGTGGCTTGCTAAGGCTGTGAAGCCTCTTCTCATCCTTGTTGCTTTTGTAGGGGCTATTTATGCCGCTGTAGAGCATAAGATCACTCACTAAGGAACTAACATGATGTCTAAAGGCCAAAAGAAGATCGGTAAAGTTATGCGTGAGTACAAGGAAGGTACTCTGCATAGCGGTAAGGGTGGCCCTGTGGTGAAGAACCGTAGGCAAGCCGTTGCAATAGCAATGAGCGAGGCTAATATGCCCATTCGTGGTCAGCGCACTGCCACTAACAAGAAGAACAAGAAGAAATGAGGCCAGTAACCGTTGGTTCTAACTTAGTAGCTGCTACCCCGACAGTTGTTTATACTGTTCCTAACGGGTATTATGCTAAATGGAATTTGCTGTATGCTTTGAACGGTACTGGTTCTACAAAACATCTTACGGTGACTTGGAGAGATGTTAGTGCTGGTGTAGACATTAACATTCTGTATCAATACAGCATCAGCACAAAAGATTTTCTGAAGATTGACGGTGGTGCTTATATGGTGATGGAAGAAGGCGATTATATTACCGTTACTTCAGAGTCTGGAAGCTCTTTCACCACAATCTGTACATTTGAAGTAGATAAGAAAGCAGTTGTATGACTTATTTAGAACTTGTTAACGATGTTCTCACGAGAATGCGTGAGCCTACTGTTACGTCTGTGAATCAGAACACCTTGTCTACTTTGATTGGTAAGTTTATCAATGATGCCAAGAGTCAAGTAGAAGCAGCATACAGTTGGAATGCTCTGATGGATGACATCAGCATCACTACCAATTCCACCGACTATAAGTATGCTTTGTTGGTTAATACCAAATACAAGATCGACCAGATCCTCAACCTGACTAAAAACATTGAAGTAACCAACAAGCCTCGTGCATGGATGGTTAAGCATCAGAACCTCGGTAACGTGGTTAGTGCAGTTCCTAGTTATTATTGCATTGATGGCTCTGATGCCTCAGGTAATCCTCTGTTGTCTCTTTATCCCAAGCCTGACGGTGTTTATAGCCTGAAAGTGTTTGCTACCAATCCTCAGGATGCTTTGAGTGCATCCGCTGATGTGCTCTTGGTTCCTTCAGAGCCTGTGGTTCTTGGTGCTTTTGCTCGTGCTCTGGTGGAGCGAGGTGAAGATGGCGGGTTGAATAGCTCAGAAGCCTATGCTTTATATCGTACTGCTTTGAGTGACGCTATTGCTATTGAGTCTGCTACGGTGGTGGAAGAATCTGAATGGGTGGCTGTCTAAATGAGTCAACCAATCCAAACCTTTAGCATCACAGCTCCAGGCTTTTATGGGTTAAACACCCAGGATAGCTCTTTGGACTTAGCTTCAGGCTTTGCTCTTGTGGCTAACAACTGCGTTATTGACAAATATGGTCGAGTAGGTGCACGTAAGGGTTGGACAGCTAGTCACGCTACCTTAGCTGCTTTGGGTTCTAACAGCGTTAAAGCTATCGGAGAGTTAATCACTTCTGGTGGAACCTCTTATGTTATTGCAGCAGGTAACAACAAACTGTTTAAACTTGCCTCCGGGGTACTTACTGAGCTAACCTACGGCGGTGGCGGTACAGCTCCTACGATCACAGACAGTCATTGGCAGATTGCTTCTCTGAACGGTACGTTGTACTTGTTTCAATCAGGACATGATCCTTTGGTGTTCGCTCCAGGAACTTCTACAACGACTTATAGGCGACTTTCTGAGGTGTCTGGATACAGCGGTACGGTTCAGTCCTCTAATTGCGTCTTGAGCGCTTATGGACGACTCTGGAACGCTAATACAAGCGCCAACAAAGTAACTGTTCAATGGTCTGACATTCTTGCTGGTCAGGTGTATGCTACAGGCAGTGCTGGAACGTTGGATGTTAGCAATGTGTGGCCTAAGAACAGTGACAATATTGTGGCTCTAGGTGCTCACAACGGCTTCTTGTTTATCTTTGGTCGTAATAACATCTTGGTGTATCAGAATGCCTCTGATCCCTCGGCTATGAGCCTGTATGATGTAATTACAGGCATTGGCTGTGAAGCTAGGGACAGTGTTTGTAACACAGGTACGGACATTATCTTCCTGTCTTCCACAGGTGTGCGTAGTATCCTGAGGACAATCCAAGAGAAGTCTGCTCCTTTCCGTGACTTGAGCAAGAATGTTCGTGATGATCTTTTAGTAGCAGTCTCTGGAGAAAATACTGCAACAATTAAATCTGTGTATTCTCCTTTGGATGCGTTTTATTTGTTGTCTTTCCCTGGCTCTGGTATTGTGTACTGCTTTGATATGCGTACTCAGTTGCCTGATGGATCAGCGAGGGTGACCACTTGGGATTCTTTGATTCCTGCTGCTTTTACTGTTAAATCTGATGGTACTTTGTTGCTAGGCGTTAGTGGGTATATTGCTGAATATGGCGATTATACGGATAATGGATCCTCTTATTTGTTCCAGTATTACACCAACAATACTGACTTTGGTGCCCCCTCAGTTACTAGCATCCTTAAGAAGCTCTCTGCTGTGATTATTGGCGGGTCTAACCAAGACATGATCTTTAAGTGGGGGTATGACTTCACTGGAGATTATCAGGCCTCCAGTGCCAATATTCCTTTACAAGGTGTTGCATATTATGGTATAGCAGAATATAATATTGCAGAATATGCAGGTGGAACATCGTTACAGACTTTGGCTGTTTATCCTAATGGTTCAGGTAAAGTTGTGCAGACAGGCTATGAGACAGAAATCTATGGTTCTGCTCTAAGTATTCAAAAGATTGAAATTCAAGCAAAGAATGGAAAGGTAGTGTAATGTCAAACTACGTAAAGACCACTAACTTCACAAGCAAGGACTCTCTTGCTTCTGGAAACCCGCTAAAGATTGTTAAAGGTGCGGAGTTCGATGTAGAGTTTAACGCAATCGCTACCGCTGTTGCCTCTAAAGCTGATACTGAATCTCCTACGTTTACAGGCACTCCTGTGGCTCCTACGGCCTCAGCAGGTACTAACAACACGCAGATTGCTACCACTGCTTATGCAGACGCTGCTGTTGCTGCTGTGCCTAACTACTTGGATACGACTCGTATTGATGTAGCCAGTGCTTCTACGATTAACTTGACCACCAGTGCTCCTAACACTCGTCATATTAACATTACAGGTACAACGACTATTACAGGTTTCACTGTAGCCGCAGGTAAGACCTACTTTGTTCGTTTTGATAACTCATTGACGCTCACCAACGGGGCTTCTCTGGTGACTCAACTAGGTCGTAACATTGTCACGGCTGCTGGAGACACCTGTATCATTCGTGCTACTGCTGCTAACACGGTTGAGATTCTGGATTATTCTCCCGTCACCCCTGACAAGCAGATTCAAAGTATTACAGCTACAGTTGCCGCCAACGCCTTGACGGTAACCTTGAATCCTACTCGTCTTGATTTCCGTTCAGCTACGTTGTCTAGCGGGACTATCAATACTCGTTATATTCAATCGGCACTTACTTTGACTGTTCCTTCTGGCGCAACCCTGGGAACCACCAATGCAACAGCAAGTACATTGACTGTTCTGGCTCTTGATAATGCAGGAACCATTGAATTAGCAGTTATTAATACCAGTGCTACTACGTTTCTAAATGAATCAGGACTCATTAGTACAACTATCCTAGATAGTGCCTCTGATTCAACAGATGTGGCTTATTCTGCCTCAGCTCGGACCAACCTTCCTTTCCGTGTGGTTGGTTATATTACCTCCACTCAAGCAACAGCAGGTACATGGGCTACTTCTCCTAGTAATATTGCCGGAGGATCTGGGAATATTTACGCAGCAGTGGCTGTAAATACTGTCTTGTCTTCTGGCATTGGTGTTAATCAGACTTGGCAGAATATGCTAAGCCCCTCTGTGCAGCGTGCTAACAACACTACCTATACCAACAGCACCGGTAAACCAATTATGGTGATGGTTAGCGTGTCACTGGGCGCAACAACCGCTTATTTTTATATCAACGGGTCTATCGCAGCGGCAATTGGGGGTGATTATAACAACGGCAGTCCTTTTTCAGTCATCATCCCACCAGACTCTACTTACAAAGTAAGCACCGGAGTTTCTTACTGGTGGGAACTGCGTTAATTATGATTGTCCACCACTTCTCTGATGGTTTGTATTCCAAGGAAACACATATTCCTGCTGGGACTATGCTGATGCAACATAAGCACAGCTATAATCATATGAGCATCCTTGCTAAAGGTAAGGTAGTTGTTCTTGTTGATAATGAATCTAAGATTGTTGAAGCTCCAGCTTGTTTGGAGATTAGTGCTGGTAAGCACCACGCTGTTAAAGCTTTGACTGATTGTGTTTGGTTTTGTATTCATGCCACTGACGAGACTGATCCGTCTAAGGTTGATGAAGTCTTGATAAGTAAAGGGGAATAATATGCCGTGGATAGTTCCAGCCGCTATCATAGGTGGCAGTCTTTTAAGTGGAAGAAGCGCAGCAAACGCAGCAGAAGCGTCTGCTAACGCTCAGTTACAAGCAGGTCGAGAGGCTGCTGAAGCTTCTCGTTTCCGTCCAGTAGGTATCACTACTCGGTTTGGATCAAGCAACTTTCAGTTTGATCCTCAAGGTTATTTGACCGGAGCAGGCTACAGCGTATCTCCTGAACTGAAAGCTTATCAAGATCGTTTGATGAGCCTCACAGGGCAAGGACTCACGCAAGCCGAACAAGCCCAAGCTCAGTATGCTCCTTTGACAGGCGCTGCTAGTGGTTTGTTTAACCTTGGTCAACAGTATCTGGCTCAGTCTCCTGAGCAGGTGGCTCAAGACTATATCACCCGACAGCAGGCTTTGCTGGCTCCTGGACGTGAGCGTGAGAGCGCTGCCTTAGCCACTCGCTTGCAGAACACTGGTCGTGGTGGCCTAGCAATCGCTCAAGGTGGTGGCTTGCAAGCTGCTAACCCTGAAGCAGCAGCTTTGGCTAACGCTCGTGCCATGCAGGATCTTCAGTTGGCTGCACAGGCTAACCAAGCAGGTCAGCAACAGGTTCAGTTCGGTCAAGGACTCTTTGGTGCTGGCGCTGGTTTGTTGGGTAACTACTATGCTGGTCAGAATGCTGCCTTGGCTCCGTTCCAATCAACGCTGGGTTTGACTGGTACGATTGAGCAGTTGGGTCAATCTCCGTTGGACATTGGTGCTCAGTTGGGTGGTCGTAGCGCTACTGCTGGCGCTAATGTGGGCCAAGCGCTGTTGTCTAGCGGTATCAATGCTGCTCGTACTGCCCAGCCAGGAAATGCTTACAGTCCTTGGGGTTCTTTGTTCAGCGGTATCGGTTCTAATCCTCAGTTTGGTAGAGGTATTAGTAACTGGATGAGTGGTGGAGGTGGCTTACAAGGCTATGGAGGCATTAATCCCGTAACCGGCGAATACATGGGTTCTTTGGAGTTTTAATATGGCAACAGATATTGTTCAAGGTTTGTTCGGGATGACTCCTGAGAGTTATCAAATGCAACAACAGGCTGCTGCTCGTGAGCAGGCTATGCAATTTGCTAATATGGATCCCTTCCAACGTGCTGCTTATGGTACGTTCCTCGGCGGTAACATGCTTGGTGGTGCTATCGGAGGTGCTTTGGGTGCTCAAGACCCGATGCTTCAACGTGCAACGGCTGTTCGTAGTCTTGCTCAAGGAGTAGATATTTCTTCGACCAAAGGTCTGGAAGAATATGCGAACCGTCTTCAGCAAAATGGATTGACAGCAGAAGCTGCTCAGTTGGGTCAAGTGCTTGCCGCTCGTAGGCAACAAGATGCTCAAGCTGCTTTTACAGCCATGAAGACATCGCGTGAGTTGCAAGCCTACAGTCGTGAGGATAAACTACAAGCTGAGCTAGCTGCTTTGCCTGAGGGCGCTACAGAAGAAGATATTCTTAAAGTTATGCGTGTATATGGCGACCCTAAAACCATTGCAGCTGGTCTTGAGCGTAGCGCAGTCAAGAAAGCTGAGATTGAAGCTAAGGCTCAGTTGGAAAGAGAAAAAGCACAACTCCGAGCTGATGAGAAAGAGCGTGATCGTGCATTCAAAGAAGAGATGATTCGTCTTCAGGCTTCCTTGCGCCAGTCTAACACCGATCTTCAGCGCACCTTGATTCAACAGAAGATTGATGACCTGAAAGAAAAAGCTTCTGAGCGTGTAGATAAGAAGATTGCAGCAGCAGAGAGTGCTGTCGGAGCAGCAGATCGTATCATTGGTAAGGTTGACGAAGCTCTTCCCTTGGTGTCAGGGTTCACCACTGGACTGGGTTCTGTAACCTCGTTTATTCCTGGTACGCCCGGCGCTAACCTGCGTTCAACGATTGAAACCATCAAAGCTAACCTTGGTTTTGATCGTCTTCAGCAGATGCGTGACGCTTCTCCGACAGGCGGAGCACTCGGTCAGGTGGCTGTTAAAGAATTGGAAGCTTTACAGTCCTCAGTATCTTCTTTGGACTTGAATCAATCACCTGACCGTATTCGCAACAATCTGGAGCAAGTTAAAACTCACTATTCTCGCTGGCGTGATGCAGCTCTTGGTAAACTTCCGGCAGAAAAACGTCCTGAGCCTGGGGCTGGTGCATTGACTCCTTCTACGGCAACGACAGGAACTGGTGGATGGTCTATTAAAAAGGTTCAATAATGCCTAAGTTTCAAATTACCGCCCCTGACGGCAATACTTATGAGATTACTGCTCCTGAGGGGGCTACAGAAGCTCAGGTATTAGAATACGCTAAACAAAACTATGCCAAATCTTCTGTAGAGGCTCAGGCCCCGTCTACAACGGATCAGCTTAAGCGTCAGGCAGGCTTGACTGCTCGTACAGCTATCGAAGCTGCCTCCGCGCCTGTGAATGCTGTGGCTGACTTCCTTGCTGGCGCTTATAATCTAGGTGCGCAGGCGCTGGGTTCTGAAAGCAGGATTCCAACCATGACTCAGGTCCAGCAACGTGGACTGACTCAGATGGGTCTTCCTACACCTGAGACAACCGCTGAGAAAGTGGCTCAAGGAGGCGTGGCAGGTTTAATTGGAGGGGCTATCCCTGCAGCAGTGGCTCCTAGGACTATCCTAGGCGCTGACTTGGCTCGTGCGTTGCCTGCCTCTGCTGCGGCTGGTGCAGTGGCTCAGCCTGCTGCTGAAGCTGCCAAGGAGATCACTGGAAGTGACATAGCTGCCACGATTGCAGGCATTGGCGTAGGTGCTGTAGCTGCTGGTGGAGCTGGCAGACTCGCAGGTGCTATGGCTGCTGATAAAGCACCTGTAATTACTATGGAACAGGTCAAACAGCGTGCTCAACGATCTTACACGGCTATGGAAGATGCTGGGGTATCTGTCAAGCCTCAGAGTGCCTTAGGCATGGTTGCTGATATTCGTAACAGTCTGGAAAAGGCTAACTATCTTCCTCAAGACCCGGGCCAAGCCAAAATCAAGGTTGTTCTGGATAAATTTGAAGATATTATCGGTCAAAAGCGTGTCCCTTTCACTAAGCTGGAACAGATGCGTAGCCTCGCCAATGATGTCAAAGGGTCTACTGATCCCAATGTACGTCGACTTGGTGGAGTGATGGTATCTAAGCTTGATGATTATATTTCCAACCTCAACGGTAAGGATATTATCGCTGGTAAAGGCAACCTAGACGAAGCTGTTAAGAATGTCATGAATGCTCGTAAGGATTGGCGCAATCTTAGCCGAGCCAACGTGCTGGAAGATATTCTTGATGTTGCTGCGGTAAAGGCTGACAATCCAAGAGCTTCTGAAGCTGAACTGATTCGTAAAGGTTTTATTAATCTTGCCGCTAACAAAGACAAGATGCGTCTGTTCACGGAAGCAGAGCAGAACGCAATCCGTAGCGTCTCTAAAGGCGGTTCTATGGACTCTCTGCTGTCATTTATCAGTGGATTTAACCCCTTCCGTAGCGAACTTGGTCGAGGCGCTGTTGCACTGACTGCCACTCAAAGTCCTGCCCTAGCAGTTACCTTGGGTGCGGGTGGTCTAGGCGCTGATGCTATCCAGAGAGCCTTGCGTACTCGTCAAGCTAATCAAGCGATTAGTGGTCTTCTTACTGGAACTACGGCAATGCCTGCTGAGAACCAGGCTTGGAGAGGCTTGCTCACAGGTGCTATGAATCCGCCAGGGCAATGATCGACCCTATAAGTGCTTTTGCGCTGGCTCAAGGAGCTATCAAAGGTGTAAGGGCACTTACGGCTCTCTATAAAGAGGCCAAACAAGCCGGTAAAGAAGTTGCTGACATAGCCACAGAAGTCTCTGGTCATGTCGGTAAGTTCATGGAGGGCACTGAGAAGCTCCAGAAGATAGAGATCGAGGCTAAGTT